CTACTTCTTCTCCAACGATACCGCCACGCGGCCAATTACTTTTATATCTTCTTCTGATACTTCAACCGTCGCGTTGCCAAACACGACTGCTAGTTTGTTTGGTAATCGTTGAATGTGGTTGATGGACAGACGCCCATTCATATCAATCAAATACTCGCCACTCACTGCATCGTTCTGGTTTTTATCGACTAGAAAGCGGCCTTCGTTCGTTTCGATCTCAATGGTGTTGCTGGCTTCTAAATCCCAAGAGTTAAACATGCGTTGTGCGTATGGAATTTCTCCAGTTGGCACAAGCTGTCCGTTTGTGAGGCAGAAGCTCTTAATAGATACAACAGCTAACTGAGGGTTCTGTAACTCTGGACTAGATGAAGTGACGCCTGATTCAGATGCCTTTTGATTACCCCAAAAAGAGTGGTGCAAGTCAGTCAAAGGGTAACCTTTTGGCAGAATTAGTTCGTGAACAGGGATGCCTGTCCTCAAATGAATACGCACAACCAGCTCGTGAGAGTTCCTATTGTGTGCATTCCATGTACTAATCGTTTGTCGACTTACATTAGTTACGTCCGCTAACTCTGCAAATGTCGACACCCCTAGAGCATCTTTTAAAGTTTGAGTAAAATCCTCACCCTTTATGTACTCGAAAATTGATATCTTTTGTTGACTATCCATATAATTTGATCAATATTGTACTCGAAGTTTGATTGCCATGCCGAGCAAAGCTAAAGACAACCGAAGAAGATAGACATAAAAGCAAGGATATCACCATGTTAACGTACAAGATACCTCCACTAAGTCCATATGTGACTTACGAAGAATACTCCCGCCTTACTGGTTTGCCGATGGGCACCATCAAACAGTACGTGACGGAAGGTCGCGTGATCATTAAGCCAAAAGACAAACGCCGTGATAAGCCGTTGATTAACATGGTTGCCATGCATGAATTGGCGGCACGTGAAGCCATTGCTGCTCTAGGGTAAGCCATGAGCTTTTCCTCTCTTGTTCCAACCAGATCACACTGCCCAAAGTGGCTAAATGTGTTTGCGTTGGTTGTCATTCTCGTACCACCTTTCATGTAAGAGTGTGGATCATGGACGCAAACATCGCCATGTGCGGATTCCGCGAACGCAAACAGCAATCTTTTAACGCTGCATGCTGCGACTTCGCCATCAATCACAATATGGAAAAGCTGGCTCCACGTATTGGCCTGACAGGGAGAATGCTGCGTAACAAGCTAAACCCAGAACAGCCGCACAAACTGGACCCTGTGGATTTGGCATTGCTGAGCAAAGAATCCGGCGATTACACCATTGTGAACACACTCTTTGCTGACCTAGGTGTCGTGACGGTTCAGTTACCTCAAGACGGGGAAGAGAAGAACCTTTTAGAACGCACGTTACTCAACAGTCAATATTCAGGTGAGCTGTCTAGCGATGCAATGCACATGTGTAGCGCAGACCGTTTACCCCGCAGTCAAAAACGCAAAACTATTGCCAAGGTTCAAGCAGCCATCGGCAACTTGGTTTTGTTCGTCAACGATTTAGAAAACCGCACCACTGGCTTTCAACCCCTCATGCAAATGGGCACAGATTTCCTCGCCAACGGTGCGCCACTTCCGGGATTAGCCTAAGGAGAATTAATGAGTCAGTTAGCTAAAAATATTGAACCGAGACCAATCGCCAAGCCAATGCCATCTGCACAAGAGAGCATTACTGCTTGCAAAGCGTTGTTCAATGGTTCCGCTACACGCGGCAAGTTAAAAGAGTTGTGGAACGGTATGCCGCCACGCTTTCGTGGCATGGTTTTGGTTGCCGGTGGTCTAAAGGCCTCAGAGCATGTGCGCGAGTTCGACTGCTTCGACGATTTGGAATTACATAAAATCCGCATCGGCATGCAACAAATTAAAGAAATTTCGACGTTGTTTGATCGCACTATCGGTGACGTTCGTCGCCTCAAGCATTACCAGTTCAGTAATACCCATTAAACCTAGCCAGCCCTTACACCTGTAAGCAAGGGGCTTTTTTATCTTAGCGTAGGAGCATAGAAGATGAACGACACCGTCGCCAAAGTCGCTGTTAAGCGCGCCATATTATCCACCATAAATAGTTTGTATGCCTTAGCGATAGAGAGCGCAGATGTTTTAAGTATTCGAATTGAGTTCTCCTCAAAAATGAAGTTGATGAATATTGTTATTTTCTCTGACAACACGACTCATCACGCCCACAACTTAGTGCTGCTTGATAACGAAAAAGCATTAGAAGATTTGTTAGCAGTTGAAGACAAGATTATCGAAAAAGTTGTAGAACTCCGTGATGAAAAAGAAGCGGAGGTAGCGGCATGACTCCCAATTCAATTGAAATTAATCAGCTAATTGAAATGTTGAAAGATCGTTTGGAGGAGTGTTGTGACTGCATCGAAGCAGGCTACGAGATTGCAGGCTCTGCAGGATTCACGACTACTGATGCGGAGCTAACCGTTGAAGGTGGGCGTTACTTTATTAAAGAAGCTAATGCTTACTTACAGGAACAGGAGTGTGAGTCATGCAATACGCAGCAATAATGCTATGCCCTGTTGGTGGTGTTATCCGCCATGAAGACACTCAAGAAGTAGCTAATATTTTGGTTGGTGATTTTGAATCATTAGAAGTGGCTATTGAACAAGCTTGCCAAGACTTAAGTTGCACTCATCTACACAAAGGTGTGATCAGTAAAGGCAAAGGTAAAGGTGGTTTTATGTTAGTAACGACTCAGGAATTGGAGGCGGTATGAGAAATGTTACGCATGTTGATGAAAGACTTGTAAAAGGACGTAATATAACAGGTAGAAGAAAACTTACACCTGAACAAAGGATCCAACTTGATGAACGAAAAGCAAGGCTTTACCGAATTGCAGACCAAATTACTGAGCGTGTGCGAAGAAAGCGGCTTAACAATAAAGTTTGATATTGAAGAGTATGAGCTTGAACCAACCCAAGAAGATACGTTTTTAGTTTTGAAAGAAATGAACCCAAATTGTGCTGTCGCAGTGGGTATTAAAGATGAATATATTCAACGAATCTTTATGTTGGGTCTGCTTGCCTTAAACGAATACGAGTTTGTTGAAATCTCTCAGAACTATATGTACATAAGCGAGGTATCCCAGGCAGATGACGGGGTATGGGAATTAGATGAAATTGAAACAAGAGCAGGGAATAATTGGTAAAATTAATTCCAGTGATCTCCTATACATAGCAGGGGCAGTGATGCCCCTTGATCGAATCAAAAGAAATGACGCCAGCTATAATGCTGGTTTTTTAGATTCCAAAATTTACTCAGATCGTGAACAAGCACTATTGGATAGTGGCATAGTCAAAAAAATTCCAATTTATGACCGCGTTCCTAATCGAAAATCTAAGCGAGAGCGAGTACTTCAAGAGCGAACTAATTTCTATAAAGCCGTAAATCATCACTCGAAACACGACCGCGAAGCGGCGGCGAGAATCGCCGAAGAGTATAGGCTAGTCAAAGGGCGCAAAAGTCCGACAGAGAAATTTCGCCACAGAAAAGACAAGCAAATTAAGCAATTAATGAGCTTGAGAAAGTCTCTACGCCCTAAAAGTATCATCAGCAATGCCGACGCTAACTTCAGCCATGATGCTTTGTATGAAACGAACGAGCGCTCCAAACCTGCCATTCTCAATCAGAATGGCAAGCGAGCAAAAGGCGAGCCAAATAAGATTCCGATCTCGATGCAGCTAATGCACCGGTCTTGGAATGAAACTTATAAGTTTCAGGCGGTAACCGAAACGCCGTCCAGTGCTGCGCCAGCGGAAAACAGTGGTGAGAGGTTCTCGGAAAAGCTGACGTCTCGTTCTGTTTCTAAAATCTTTGAGGCAGGGGCTTACACTGCAGCTTGCCACGGTGGTTTCTCAACTTTTCTGACGCTGACTTTCACCAAGGCACAGCGGATGGCTATATTCGGTGGAATGTTGGATGGGAGTGAATGTGTCAGCATGGGGTCGCATCACCCAATAATCTACAAGCGCAACATGGTGACAGTACACCCCAAGCGTGGCGAAAAGAAAGTAGACCAACCAATCACTGATATTGGTGGAGAATACTGGCTGTTTCCAACCAAAGATAGTAGACGAATTAAAGCGATGAATCAGGGCAGTATAATCGCTGGACCGTATTGCGATCTTAAGCAGAAACCAAAGCAAGAATTTTCCATGGAAAAGACCTTGGAAGCGACGATAGGGAAGGAGGTTTCTCGTTTTCTTGATGGTGCGAAGAAGATGTACCAGCGCGGCTGGGCTGCTGACCACACAATCCAAGTTGATAAAGAAAGTGGGCAGAAATACTGCGATTTAATTCATGAAAAGGTTGCTAAGCACGTCAAACCAAGTGATGTTGGCCCAACGAATCAACCTGCAGACTTTCATTACATATGGGTAGCTGAGTGTCCAGCTAATGAAGATGGCGAGCCTAATCCACATGTCCATATATTGCTACGTTGGACAGTACCAGAACACCTCTTTAGCCCTTGGGCTAAGCGACTTGAAAAAATATGGGGGCACGGGTTTGCGAAATTAGAGCGAATAAAAAAGCCAAAAGCTGCTGGTTCTTACATTATCAAAGCGGTCGGCTATGCGGCGAAAGGTGAAAATGCTGACCAAGGGCTTATCAAGGGAAATAGATACAATATTGCGAAATGCTCAAGAGCTCCTGTCTGGGAAACTCTTGCTTCGTTTGAAGCTGGCAATATGACAGCAATTATTAAAGAGTTGGGCTACAAACTTGAACAATGGAAAAAGCCAATTAAACGGCAAATCAGAAAGCTACGAAATGCCAAAGAGCAAACCATCAAGGCTAAAGCTATTGCTAAAAAGCAACAGAAACCAGAGGAATATCAGAAGAAGCTTTATCAACGAATCATTCGATTAGAAAAGCAGGCCGAAAAGTTGAACCAGAACTTACGTGACAGGGGAGTGCACGTAAACACGAGTAATCGTTTCTGCATTACATTCGAGGGCGAACACGCCAAGAATAAGGTCGATAAGTTTATGGTCTGGGCTGCAGGTGCGAGAGGATGGTCATTGAATTGTAGAGATGTGGATTTGAGCGACATAAAGCAGAGTGCTAACTACTCTTATCAAACTGAATATCATCGATTTAAAGAGAATCAGTCATATTGGAATTCATTACTAAATGATCCAGTGCCGTACTTTGACATTGATGAAAGAGAGTATTGTTACTGGCATAGTGTCACGGCAGATTATCTAGAGGGACGGCTTCAACCAATATTGAGTTAGGTGTGCTAAAGCATTACAGAAACGAAGAAAACCTTTGATGAGTACGTCATGTCAAAAAACCACTGTGGAAAACTGTATGAATATACAGTATATTTCCATGGTAATTGGTAAGGGTGTTGATATGTCGAATAAAAATCCAAACGATATCATGTTGTCTGCTTTAGAGATCATCATTGATGGTGTAGCAAATAGTGAGGCGACAGAGAGAACTCGAGCGGCAGGTGCATATATCGCTGGCTTAATACTGGCGGATGCAAAAGGGCAGTTGGACTCTGAAAAACAAAAAGCCATCTTGAGTATTATCGAGATGGCTTGTGAAACAGAGAGTACTACTTTTATGTCGAAATAATTTACAGCATAGATAGTTGGTGTTTGAGCTGTTGCCTTGCCTCTGGCGGCAACGCCTTACACAGCTCTAAAGCCATTTGACTCGTTGTTTTTGCTGATGGACTCAAAGTATGGCTATAAGACAGGTTCATGACAAAACTATGCCCGCACTCTGGATCACTGCAGCTACAATATAAATCTGAATAGCTGTTGGATACTCGATTAGATTTTTGGATACGGCTTTTACAACCACACTCTGGACACAACACTCTCATAGTAAAACCTAGCTTATTGACTGACCATGTAATGATACGTTAAAGGGCTGTGTTTTTGTACAGTTTTACGTGCTTGTTTCCGTATCAGTGTCAGTATCAAATTTTAAATATAAGTGTTTCATGTTTTTGATTTCATGGTCGTTGTTCACCTCATCCATAATCAATTTACAGACAGGAATGGTCTCGTCTTTCGCATACTCTTTACCCACTTTTTCTGGATCACCGAAGCTTGAACCAGGTTGGGGCATCATGCCGCCTTTACCTGCAGGGAACCGATGTCCTACAAGAATGTCTTGAGCGGTAATGTTCTTGATGCGTTCAAATTCGTCTTTTGTCGCAATGTCACCTACAGGTATCAACTGGATGCCTTTTTCATGCCCACCGGGAATATTGACAAACATACTGCGGAAATTGCCCACGCCTTTTGAGCTCGCGATTTTATCTTTCAGCATCTTCTCGTCATCATCACTTAGGTTTGGGTCTGTAGCGTAAAAAATAAAACCCATGTGCGCGCCGTTCTTGTAGTAGCGGCGACGAAACAAGGTCGCGTCTCTGTTGAGTAAACTGCTTTGCAAGCTGCCCAAATAATCTGGTAAGCCATAGATTTGCTGTTGCAAATCATCTTGAGGCAAGAAAATAACGTCTTTCTGTTTGTAGACACGTTGTTTATTGTCGCGTCCAAGTATGACGAAGTCGCCGTTCTTTCGGCGGCGCAAGTGCATAGAAGGCAACGGGTGAAGTCTTATTGGGAGGCCAAATCCATTTCTTATTTTCAAGAAAGCGGCATCACCAAAGGTAAAGTAATTATTACCAAAAAACTGCACTTGTCGGTGTGTTAGTCCTCCGCCCCCGACAAATCGAGCAGCGACATAGTTAGCCCGAGCTCGAAGCAATGAACAGTGGTAAGCATTCGCGCGTGAGGTCTCTGATAAGCCTTGGCGCGAAATGGGCGGTTCCCAGTAGTTATCGAAATCGTTGTAAAACAAATCTGAGTAAGACGTCATCCAGCTATTGGCGTCGATGGCCTCTGGTGCAGAGTCGATGTGATAGACCGACTCGGATGCTTGTTCTTCTTGTTTGACTAGAGTTTCTGTTTGTTCGGTCATGCTGCAGTGGCCCACGTTGATTTTGTTGGATTGGAATGATCTAGCGGTTCGTTAATGATGGCGTGAGAAATAGCCCAGAATGCATCGGCGTGGCCTGTCGTTTGGCTGCGTTCTGCTTTGAATGTCATGGCGTTACCACTGGCGGTTGGTACTCGCTTAATCGCCATAAACGCCATCGCAATGTCTTTGTGTTCAGCATCAAATTGAAGTCGTTTTGCTTCTACGATGTCGATCATCTTCATCACTAGACGGTTTTTGTTTTCGTTGCTGTAATGGATGGCGTGAGCTTCACGCGGGTATTTCTTCGATATTAAGTCCCAAACGCCGCCACCAATGCCGGTGGTATCGACGCCGATGTAAGTGACTTTGTAACGCTGAAACACTTTGTCTATTTCTGAAACGTGGTACTGGAAGTTAAGCCCTTTCCAGTAGTGTTTTTCTAATACACGGAACCGTTCACCCGCGACGGCAGGTGGCGCGACAACCACCAAGCAGGCATTGTCTCGGGTTCGGCTTGGGTCGTAACCTAGCCACACTTCTCGATGAGCAAAAGGTTGTTTGTTCTTTGGTTTAAAGTCTTGCCAATGGGCCGCGTCCACCATGCTTTTTTCAAGGTCAGAGAACTTGAAAACAGAAAGCGAGCCATCAACAAACACACACATAAATAGGTTGTTGAAGTCATCTTCGCTGTATTCTTCGCGCAGTTCGTCAATGTCGAATAGATCGCAACCTCCCTTCGCAGCGTCTTCAATGGTGACAACATAACGCCACTGTTTATCATCACAGAGTCGACCACCGTCGCGATATTCTGCAAAGGTTGGGAATTCAATTTTCTCCCGAGACTCTTTGCCCTTGCGCCATGAGTCGCCCGTCCAAAAAGGGTAAGCCTGATGCATTTTGGAAGACGGGGTAGAAAAGTAGGTTTTACGCCACTTTTTATGTGTAGCCATTGCTGAGGCAAGTTTGTTCAGCTCATCAAACTTAGGTATCCAGAAATATTCATCGACATAAACATGGCCGTGGTAACTCTGGGCGGTTTTACTGTTGGTTGATAAAAAGCGCAGTTCGGCACCGTTAGAAAGAATGATTGGGTTGCCGGTTAACTCGATACCCAAGAATTCTTTACCAATCGCAATAATGTAGCTACGGAAAACCTCGGCTTGAGCGCGAGAAGCTGAAAGGAATATTTGGTTATCGCCCGTTAGGATGGCATCTTCTAACGCTTCGCCACTGAAATAGTAAGTTGCGCCAATCTGGCGTGATTTTAGGATGTTGCGAATACGCTGTTTGATGTTGTTACGCATGACATGCTGATATTCGAACAGTGACTCATGCCAACCGATAAAGTCATCTTCACAAAGGTGCTCAATGCTGTTTTTGCCTTTGCCTTTTTTCTTACTGCTGCCATGACCACCACGACTTTGATTGGATGATTCGGCGCGGTTCTCCTTCGAGCTGCCTTGCGAGAGCATACGTTCCGCTTTGGCTTTTGCATCAGCATGAGCTTTTAGCAACTTAACGTGATGGTCTATAAGCTTATCCATCTCTTTCAGCTGCTGATCGCTTTTCTCATCTTTATCAATTAACACGGCCAAACGGCGGTTAACCATTTCCTCAACGGACAGTTCGTTCAACAACAAAGCCCAGCCGAATTTCTCCGCCCAGGTATAAATAATGCGGTCGCTATTGAGGTTAAGTTGCGCCGCAATTTCCTTTGGAGGTACCCCGCGTAAATAAAGCTTTTTCGCGGCCTCTTTGATTTCATCTGAATATGCCATAAGCGCATCATACGCTCCGAAAACTCGCAAATGACTAAGTAAAATTCGGATGAATTCGGATATGGGCTGTATCCGAATTTCTAGGAATTGAAGTGGCTGAAAGCAGTCAGTCAAAGGCGTATTGTTTGCCGTGACCAAGATGTATTTGACGTAATTAACTAGGCAAACGACAAACATGAGCAAAACCAGTGATTGGAATATTGTTGCAACCGAAGGCGCTACCGTAGACGGTCGCCAGATTAGCGCGGCACAGATTAAAGAGATGGGTGAGTCATATTCGCCTGCACTTTATGGCGCATTAATTTGGCCTGAACACTTTCGCTCTCACTGGAACGTGTTCGAAGGTAATAACTGGGGTGAAGTGCCGCAAGTTAAAGCTGAAAAACGTGCAGGCAAACTGCGATTGCTGGCCAAAATTACGCCAAATGAGCTCTTACTCTCCGCTAACAAAAAAGGTCAGAAGCTCTATACCTCTATCGAGATGCACCCAGATTTCCAAGGAACAGGGCGAGCTTACCTGATTGGCCTAGCTGTGACTGACTCCCCAGCCTCAACGGGCACGACTCGCCTCAAGTTTTCTCGCCAAGCGGGTGAAACTCAAGAGATTGAAACCGATTCATTGGAGTTAATCGATCTTAGCGAGTTCTATTCTGTCAATCCGTTAGCACAAGCATTAGCGACCATCGCAAGCTATTTCCAATCTGGTGGGGAACTGCCAGAAATACCAACTGAACAGCCAGAACCCGAGGAAACGGAAGTGACCGAAGCGCAATTAAAAGCCGCACTAAAAGAGCAATTTGGTGTGCTTAAAGATGATTTAAAAACCGAGCTGAAAGATGAACTCAAGCAAGAGTTCAGTAAGCAAGAGCCCGAGCCAGAGCCAAAACCGGAAGTTAAGCCGGAAGGCACTACCGTCGAGCAGTTCTCTGCAACGCTGGAAGAAAAGCTTAACCCACTTTTAGAGAAAGTGTCTGCCCTTGAGACTAAGTTTAACGCCCTGTCGCAAGAAGTGCCGGGACAAGAGCCGGGCGGAGAAGGTGCGGCGGAAGACATTAGCAATTTTGTATAAGGAGCAATAGTAAATGCAATTAACTCAAACCGCTCGTGCATTGCTAGAGCAATACTGTGCAAAGCAGTGTGAAGTGTTTTCTCGTCCTGATGTAAGTAAGCAATTCGCTATTTCAGGCCCGATTGAAACGGCGCTAAAAAACAAGCTGATGGAGTCTGTTGATTTCCTCAAGCTGATCACGGTTGAAGATGTAGACCAAGTTTCTGGTCAGGTTGTGGATGTTGGCACCAATAAGCTACATACAGGCCGTAAAAAAGGTGGCCGCCATACGACCAACTCAAAGGTCGATGGCAATACTTACACGCTAGTCGAAACCGACTCTTGCGCCGTAGCAACATGGGATTTGCTGAGTGTTTGGGCTAACTCTGGTAAGCCTGGCGAATTCATGAAGCGCCTAAACGAAAATGCAACGTTGAACTTTGCGCAAGACATGATCCGTGTTGGTTTTAATGGTACGTCGGTAGCAGAAACAACCAACCCTGCTACCAGTCCAAACGGTGAAGACATCAACAAGGGCTGGCAGCAGCTAGTAAAAGAAAAGTCGCCAGAGCAAATCATTGATGTGGATATTTACCTAGACCCTGAAGGTGGTGGTGATTACACCAACTTAGACTCGATGGCGTCTGATTTAATCAATACCAAGATTCATCCGGCGTTGCGAAACGACCCAAACTTGATTGTGTTGGTGGGGGCTGATCTTCTTTCATTCGAACAGGCTCGTTTGTACGACGCGGCAAAAACACCAACAGAGAAGAAAGCAGCGCAACAATTGCCAAACTCTATTGCTGGTCGTCGTGCCATGTCGCCACCGTTCTTCCCTGGTATGCGAATGACAGTGACTACGCTGAAAAACCTGCATATCTATACGCAGCGCAACACGCGTCACCGTAAGTCGGAGCATGTAGAAGACCGCAAGCAACATGAAAACTCATACCTACGCAACGAAGGTTATGCCGTGGGTGATCATGAAGGTTACGCAAGCTTCAATGAAGCGAAAGTACACTTCGGTGCGACACCGGCGGCATAAGGGTAAATGACGATGCGCTTATCTCCTGGCATGAGAGACAACCTTGCAAAGAAAGCAGTAAAAGAGCGGCAAAGCGTTGGCGTAGGGTCTGTGGCTGACACCGACAGCCTGCACATTAAGCTGATTGACTTCGAAGAAGACCGCAAGCATTTACGCTCTTTCAATGCGATAGCTGACCGTGTCGAGCATAAGCGCAATGTCTTAGTCCCGAAATACAAGCCGTACGTTCAGCGTTACTTAGAAAGTGGTGAACAGTTCGAAAACCCCATCTTTACCAACTTGGTGATCTGGCTATTCGATATTAAAGAGCTGGATACCGCCATTGATTGGTGCATGAAGGCCATCGAACGTGACTTGCCAACACCAGAGAATTTTCGTCGTGATTGGCCGACATTCTGTGCTGATGAGGTATTGGCATGGGCAGAAAGCGAATCGGAACGGGGTAACTCGATTGAACCTTATTTCTCCCAAGTTTTTGAGAAGGTCGAGAAAGACTGGCGCTTACACGAGAAGGTTCACGCCAAGTGGTACAAGTTTGCGGGGTTATCCCTGATCCGAAATGAAGAAGGTCAACCGCAAGCGACAGCGGTCGGTAATTTGGAAACACTGAAACAGGCATTGGCTCTGCTTCATCACGCCCACGATAAGCACAGCAAAGTGGGCGTGGGCACCCAAATCAAGAAAATTGAACAACGTATTCGTGCCATTCAAGAAGGCACGAACCTTTAAAGACTCCTACGCCGCCGAGCCTCGGCTGGCGAGGGTGCGAGAGCTTTTAGTTCATCGTGACCTATCGACCCAGTGGTTAGAGGCTCACTTATTTTCATGAGGAATGGCAATGTTTACAGGCGCTTCCGGCTCGAACTATCAGGTGACAGAGATTACCAATGATGGTTTCTGGCCGAACATCAATGCAGGTGATTTCGAAAAGCGCCGCGGTATTCCTGCCGCTCAAGATACCGATCGGATTGCAATTGCTCTAGTTAATGCTGTCTCGGAAGTAAATCAGCAACTTGAAGATTTAAAAATCAAGTATCAAGAAGAGAGGCATGCGGCTGCTGGCGATGTTCCTGCTTTCCCGATAATGAATGGCAAAAACCGAGTGGTGTACCAGTACGAATCTGCCGTGTTCGCCAGAGCCAAAGCCGACTTGTTACCCGACATTGCAACCGTGCATACCAAGGACAAAGGTGATCACATGGCAGACAGAAGTGCAGAAGTGCGAACGGAGCTGCTTTCAGAAAGCCAGCGCATTATTCGAAATATGAAAGGGCTAAACCGCTCATCGGTGGATCTGCTATGAAAACGCAATACCAAGCAGGCTACAAGCTGCGTGATCTAAGCGCATTCTTAACCGCAGTTGTAGGCGACAAGATTGCTAAACGTATGGAATGTGAAATGGGCAAGGTTGAATTGAAGTTAGAAACCAAGCACATGGGCCACGGTTTTGACCTGATCTACCAGCGTTACGTTGCTGATTTTTACTTCGATAAGTTCCCTTTCAAAGAGTATGACCCTGCAGTGTTGTTCGCGAATGTTGGTGCTTGGCTAATGGATAACGACGTTGATCGTTTCCGTATTGAAGAGCTCGCCGACCCTGATGTGGATATCGTTCTAGAAGATGAGAAAAACGCCGAAGTGCTTATTTCAGTCATGTTTGAAGAGCCAGTAAAAGTCATCGAACACCCAGAGGGGCCGATTTACTGGAATAGTCGTCGCTGGAAAATCGAAGAATACGAGATTTGGCAGGCGCAGAGACTATCAAATATCACTATCCGTAATGTTTGAAATACGAGCCGATAAGCGCAGTTACCTGCGAGTGAAAGAACAACTTGAGTTGGTAATGCTCGATAAAAAGAGCCGCAAACGAATTTTAGCGCAGATAGGACGGTACACAAAAAAGCATACGCAGCAAAACATGCGTAATCAACAAGACCCAGAAGGTCATCGTTGGAAGAAACGCAAACGTGGCCGCACGAAGATGTTCAAGGGACTCGCTAGGAAAATTAAATACTTTCAGCGAGACAATCACCGAACAGTGTATATCGGTTGGCCCGGATTCTCTGGTTACGTTGCTGCAAAGCATCATTCAGGTGAAAACGAAGAAAGTAGCTTAAAAGCACGTTTTGTTCAGGCAAAGAAAAAGAAAGAACCAAAGAAAACCGATCCGGCAACGAGAGAACAAGCGAAAGAGTTACGCGATTTAGGGTACAGGTTTACGCCTCAAGGCAGACAGAAGAGAGGCAAAAAGCCAACGCTCAAATTCATTACTCAGAATATGACCGTAGCCGAAGTCGCAAAACTAATTAGTGATTTGGAAAACAAAACTCCATCACGCAAGTGGGAAGTAGACCGCCCAGAACGCCGATTAATAGGAGTGAGCCCCAAACGAGTGGCGATGATTATTAAGCGGGAATTGAATCGAAACAGGAGCAACTAAACATGGCATGGCCTACCGTCATTATTAACATACTGAACATGATGCGCGGACCGATTCCGGGCGTTGAATTTCACTTTCTGTTTGTCGTGTACGGCACCGTCGCGGGAGCCGAACGCAGCCTCATTATGGTGGACAACACCACGGATTTCGCCGATAGCACATTCGATAACATCGACCCTATACACATCCGAACGCTTAAAGCTGCTCAACGAAACGGCAAACAGAACTGGACTGCAGGTGTGATTGTTTTAGACCCAGCAGACAGTTGGCAAGCCGCGGTATTTAAAGCCAATGAAACCTCAAGTTTTGAAGCTGTTGTGCTCGATAAGCCAGACACAGGCAAAACCGTACTTGAAGACGCGATCGCGTTTCGTCATGAGCTTAAAGCCAAACTAGGGCGTGAAGTATTCATGATTTGCACGCTGCCCGGCATCAATGATGAATCGGTTGCAGGCGAGACATGGGCCGAGTGGCTAGCGGCAACCGTAGCCGTCCCTACCAATCTTGCGAGTGAATACATCACCGTTGTGCCTCAAGTACATAAAGATAACTCGACCGTTGGGATTTACGCTGGTCGCTTGGCCAATCAGGAAGTGTCAATTGCGGATTCACCGGCGCGAGTCAAAACCGGCAGTGTACTGGGCAGCATGGCGTTGGCGAGCGATAAGGAAAGCAAGCCGTTGGACTTGGCTACGTTAAAAGCCTTGGAAGCGGCGCGAATGGCGGTGCCGATGTGGTACCCAGATTATCCAGGTCAATATTGGACTACGGGTCGCACCTTAGATGTGCCGGGTGGGGATTTCCAAGACATTCGCCATATCCGTGTAGCCATGAAAGCGGCGCGTAAAGTGCGCGTGCGTGCCATTGCCCGAATTGCGGACCGTGAACTGAACTCAACACCGGGCAGTATCGCCGCGGCCAAACTCTACTTTACGCAAGACCTGCGCGAAATGGCGATAGTGAAAAAAATAGGTGATTACGAGTTCCCTGGTGAAATTAAGCCGCCGCAAGATGAAGACATCACCATTACTTGGATTAACAGTGAAGAAGTGGAAATTCTCCTTGCTGTTACGCCTTATGAATGCCCAGTGAAAATCACAATCGGCATCATGCTTAACCAACGTCTAGGAGAGTAATCAATGCATTCTCGTTATACAGGTCGAAGCTTCGACGTCAACATGTTGGGTGTTCTGGTTCACGTTGAATCGGCCACAGCAACCATTAGTGATGAATCTGCCGTCGATAAAGAGAAAGGTATCCCAACAGGCTTTACTCATGGCGCGGTCGGTTGCGAAGTGGAATATGAGTTGGATTTGAACAACTTCCGCAAGTTGCAGCAAAAAGCACGTGAAGCAGGCAGTTGGCGTGGCATCAAACCTCACGATTGTATGTTCTATGCCAATACTGGGGACGATGAAGACAAAGTCGAATTGTTCGGCGTAAAGCTGCAAATTTCAGACTTGCTAAGCATTGACCCTAACAGCAGTGATAAAACCAAGCGCAAGCTGAAAGGTTTTGTGACGAGCCCACACTTTGTTCGCATCAATGGTGTTTCATACCTAAGTACAGACGACACACGCGGTCTCATTTAAGCCTTTTCAGAGAGAGAAAGAATGCCGGATTTTATCGACCATGCCAGTAATAACGAAGCCAAATTCACCGAAATGGCGATTGCAGACCAACTTAAACGGTCAGTGCAGAGCCGCCAACAAGAAAGTGCGCAAGAGTGCTACGAGTGTGGCGATGAAATCCCAGAAGCGCGTCGGCTGGTTATAGCAGGGTGTCGTTACTGTGCAACTTGCCAGGCAGAACGGGAGTAACCGAATGAGAGACTGGTACGACAAAATAACCAGTGGAATTGCTTATCTAATGTCATTGGCAGGTATGACTTTCAGCAAACTGACATTTGAACAGTGGTATTTCATTTTATCACTGGTCATCGGCCTAGCAGCATTGGGTTTGAATTATTGGCACAAACGAGCAATGCAACGTATCGCAAGCGAAAAAGGAGTGGCACTGAATGAAATTGACTAAACGCATTCTTTGTTCCGTCGCTGCAGTCATCGGTCTGGTGACCGGCGGAGTCACATTAAGTAGCTCAGAGCTATCGATTGGCAATGTGATGATTGCGGGTGAGCAAGTCGGCCAGCTAAGAACCAGTCCAATAGGTTTGGAAATCATTGGTAATGCAGAGGGTTGTAGACAAGACCCTTATACCTGTCCTGCCGGACTGGCAACCAATGGCATTGGTAACACTCATGACGTGAAAGACCAAGTGGTGTCGTTAGAGCAGATCGCAACTGACTGGGTGAAGAATTTACAACAAGCTGAGCAGTGTATTAGCCGCGCCGAGGCTGACGCAGAAAAACGGATGTCACAAGGTCAGTTTGATGCGTTCACCTCTTTCAGTTTCAACACGGGTTGTACTCGGTTCATGCGTAACCGTGATGGCAGTGAAACTCAGATTTATCGCTACATCAAACAGGGCAACTTTACGAAAGCCTGTCATGAGTTGCCAAGGTGGGTTTATGGCGGTGGAGTGAAGCTGAAAGGTTTAATTGACCGCAGGGAAAAAGAACATGATCGCTGCCTCTCCATTTAAGCATGTTCCATGGGTTAAGTGGTTATTTATAGCCGTGATAGGGGGTGTCATGACATCGATGTGGTTGATGCTAAAAGCGAGTAAAGCTGAACAAGTCGCACTAAGTGCGCGTTTAGATACGGCCTTATCAACCAACCAAGTGAATCAGGTAACCATTGAAACCTTGACCGAAGAGAACCACGACTCGAATCAGATATTGGTCGAACGAGCCCGACAACACAGCATGATAGGGGAACAGCTCAATGAGGATATTGAAACGCTTCGACATCAACTTGCTGATGATGAGTGTTATCAAAAGCCTTGGCCTAGTGATGTTACTGACAGGTTGCGCCAGCCGTACTGAGTTAGTGACGACTCAAGTTGTAGTGAAGCTACCACCTGCGGGGCTGATAGTTCCTTGCCATAAACCAGAAATAAAAGGCACTAGTCCGTTAATAACGGCCAGTGAAGATGTCCCCCAATTAAAAGCGGCCCTGAGTCAATGCGCTCAGCAAGCCGAAGATTATTTGCAATGGCGTGCCAAGCACGAAGCTAAGCACACAAAGACGAAGAGAGATGAAAATGACTAAACCTGCTTTCACATCAAAACCTGTAGAAGTGACTATCGGTGGCAATGAGTTCGAATTCACACCATCGGTGCAAGATGCGAACAACTACACCAATGACATGATGCCAAACAACAAAGTGGCTCCTGCATACACGTATTTGACTCGCACGGTAAAACCCGAGCAGAAAGACGCGCTGATCGAGTTGCTTGATAGCGTTCCCGGCCTAACCATCGAGTTGTATGCAACCGTGAGTAATGCCTCTAAAGGTGGCATTGAAATCTCACTAAAAAAATAACTGACAGGGCAAAGCGGATTGAAGATAACCCACTTGAACAAGCCTTTGCCCTGCGTCGTCATTTTCTGCCAAACGAACCGGACGACGAACACAGTTTAAGCCGTGCTATCTGGCTGGATAAGTACCAGTTCGAACGCAACGAGCGAGCCGTCATGAGCGCAATCAGCCGATTGTTCAATAACTAAGGTAAGCATTACGCAATGAGTATGGAAAAGCTATTAATGCATGTGGCCTTGGTCGACCAAGTGACTAAACCACTGCAAGGCATTACCAAACAAGTGCAATCTTCCATGGAAGCAGGCAAGCAAGGCATGCAGAACATGGCGACAGGTGGCGCGGGTTTGGTTGCTGCTGGTTTTGCTATTCAAAATGCGTTGATGCCAGCCATTGAAATGGACAGAAAGCTCGGAGAGGTTAAATCGCTTGGAGTGACTGATGACGCATTAAAACAGTTACAAGCGACCTCCTTAGATTTCGCCGCTGAATACGGTAAATCAGCCACTGATTTTGTTAATGCGTCTTATGATATTCAGTCTGCTATTGCGGGCTTAAATGGTGATGAACTGTCTCAATTCACCAAAGCGTCCGGTGTATTAGCAGCAGCAACGAAAGCCGATACATCCACAATCACCAGTTACATGGGCACCATGTACGGGATATTTAAAACCCAAGCTACAGAGATGGGAAAAGGTGATTGGGTCGAGGTTGTCGCTGGCCAAACGGCTAGCGCGGTGCAAATGTTTAAAACAACTGGTTCAGAGATGAGCAGTGCCTTTTCAAGTGTTGGTGCTGACGCCACTTCGGCTGGCATTGCCATGAATGAACAAATGGCGATATTAGGTACCTTGCAAGCCACCATGAGTGGCAGTGAAGCGGGCACAAAATATCGCGCATTCCTTTCAGGGGTAGCAAAAGCTCAGGATGAGTTGGGGCTCAGTTTTACTGATAGCCAAGGAAAAATGCTGCCAATGATAGACATCCTAGAAAAAATCAAAGCTCAGTTTGGTGACACACTTAGTGTCGCGGAATCAGCACAGCTAGATAAGGCTTTTGGAAGTAAGCAAGCGACAGCGTTAATCAAACAATTAATGACGGACACCGACGGACTTGCAGGAAGCATTGAGCAACTCGGTCAAGTTCAAGGTATGTCAAAAGCCGAAGAAATGGCGCGCGCAATGACCGACCAATGGGAGCGCCTACAGTCAGTTTGGTTTGCTGTTCGTGCAGCGGTATTCGGTGCCATTCTTCCGTCTATCAATGCGGTTGTTGGTTCAATGGCTGACGGATTGATGGTTGTCGTGGGTTGGACAGACGAATTTCCTTGGCTGGCTGAAATTCTGGGTTATGTGGCTATTGCTGGTTTGTCCCTTGGCGGGGTGGTCGCAACGCTTTCGCTTGCTATGGGTATCGGGCAAATGATGTCAGCAGGTTGGGCCGTTACCATGACAGGCTTGAACAGCATAATGAAACTGCTACGCATTACCACAATTGCAAGCACCGCCGCCGCTTGGCTATTTAATGCCGCTTTATGGGCGAACCCAATCACGTGGGTAGTGGCTGGTATTGCACTGCTTATTGGTGGTGTGGCCGCTGCAATCTATTGGTGGGACGACTTAACCGCAGCATTCAAAGATACAGCTTGGTTTGATGTTATTGCCGGAGCGATTGAGGGCATTGTTGACCTACTGAACATGATCCCCGGTGTAGATATTGAACTGGGTAGCAAGGTTGATACACCAGAGATCAGGGCAGCGGTTCAAGCAGAGCAAAGCGGCCCTAAACCCATTCAGCCAATGGCGTTCGACGCAGCAGAAACGCCAACGGTTAATAGTGGCAGCATAGCAGAATACAAACAGTCGGGAGCGATGCCTACGCTACCGCCTAGCATGGTTCAAAACGTCACGACTACCCATAAACCACAAGGTAGCAATATGACTTCTTACGGTGACGTTTACATCACGGCACCAAGTGGAATGACACCAGACCAACTAGCGGAGTGGGATGAGCTCAATGCCGGATAGCCATTTATCAGAAAACAAAAAATACATCGATATAAGAGTGAACGACGGCGGTTGGGAGATGGACGCAGGGCAACAACCAACCGAGTGCAGTGATTTATACAGCATTGCGCAAGACATCAAACATTCAATTATGGAATCGGGTTTGGTCCGTCAGTTAGTTGCAGAGCGAAACCCTGCCTTACGTGCTGATGTATTAGTACAGATTGAGCAGTTATCGGAACTCGATGTGCGAATCATTCCGGGCAGCGCGACAGCGGCGGAGCCAGAAGTAGGGGTAATAACATTAACCGCAATCACTTATGAGTATGGTGATTTTGCGCTTTCTTTGGAAGAGAACGAAGTATGAATAAACGACCAAGCGCTGACTTTATCGAGATCTTAAGTGAATCGGGTGTACCGGTTACCGAAGAGGCACTGGAAGTTGAGTTAAAACAAAAAGTGGTGGGAGCTGGCAGTAAGGTCTCTAACGACTCTGAAATGTCGCCGTTTTGGCGATGGGTTCGTGCGGCGGTAGTAAGCCCTTGTGTGTGGTTAATCAGAACGTTATTGGCTCAGTATATTATGCCCAACATGTTTGTGGCGACGGCGCAGCGTTGGGGGTTGGAGTTAAAAGCTTGGGAACATAATATCGAGCCGAAAGACGCACAGAGAACACAAGGTTACATCACGCTCACTAAAGCAAATACAGCCGATGCGGTCACCGTTGATGGTGGCGCCGTGATCCAAACCCTACCTATTAATGGTGTGGTGTATAAGGTTCGCGTATTGACTGAAAGCGTGATTGAGGTAGAGCAGCCAACGGGCAAGGTGTTGGTTGAAGCATTTGAACCAGGAGCAGCTTTTAATTTACCTGCTGGTTATTTCAATATTATTCCTGAAGAAATCCCAGGCATTGTTGGTGCGGTCAATGAACCAGACTGGATAACCAAACTTGGTGCGAATGCCGAGAGCAATGAAGAGTTAGCCTTGCGTATACAGAACGCGTTCACCAGTTCGGGTGAATGGCACATCGATGATGTTTATCGTTCTATCATTGCCAGCGTTGCTGGCATTCGCAGCGATAACATTTACTTCAGAAATACAGGGGATGTTATTCCCGGCAGTGCTGAAGCTTTGATTTTGATGGAAGTAGGGGCAACGCCACAGCCCGTTCTTGACCAGTTAAATGAACACATTATGGCTCAAGGGCACCACGGCCATGGCGATGTGCTGACGTGCAAAGCCATTCCTGACATTGAATATGATGTGATTGCGGATGTGGTGTTAGCAGCGAACCTTGACGCACAAACCACAGTAAATGAACTGCTGGAAGCGGAAGACCGGATCAGAGCTGCCTTTCGTGAAACGGCGGCGTATCCAGAAATGACGCGTGCGAAGCCACGGAGCCGCTTTAGTTTGTCCTTGCTTGGCAGTGAGATCCACACCCATATGGCGGAGGTTGAATCGGTAAGGTTCACCGTAGGCGGAAAGATACAAGAAGACATCATCAGTGACCTAGAGCAGCCTCGCTTGAAATCGCTGACGGTGAGGTAACAAGCCATGTTTGAATATCAAAGCGACAACCCAAAACAACACGCACCAGAGTTACCAGAAATAGTTATCCCTTGGTGGCAAGACGGCAGCACTACATCGGAAGAAATCAAAGAGCCGCACTTTTTATCAAAAGGAGTATTTGCCTTTTTTCAAATGGTTCGGGGTTGGCTGTTGTTTCCGCTTCGCCAAATGGATGCGCTGACATGCAGCGAAAACACCTTGGAGCTAATGGCTTGGGATAGAGACATTACCCGCTTTGAAGGTGAGCCGCTGTCACTGTTTCGTAAGCGAGTGAAATTCGCAGCATTAAATGCCAAGGATGCCGGTAGTGTCGCAGGCTTCAAACGGATTTTTGAACGGTTAGGCATTGGTATCGTTGCGTTTAAAGAACGTGAAGATGCGATGAATTGGGATGTATGCACTATCGAACTTACCGATGGTGACATATCCAAAAGCAGTAAGTTAGCCCAGACCTTGATTGAACAATATGGAAGATCCTGCCGCCGTTACCGTTTCGAGGTGTGGTATCCCATTGAGTTGCACTTACGGACGGCTCAGTTTAGCCATAGCCAACAGCTGTTTAGCGCAAAACTACAGGAGTAAAATTTAATGACCCAAACCATTATCCCTTCAGAGTTTGAGCGGTATCTACTGGATAAAATCACGGCAGGCGGTGCGCCGAATATGAATGAGTTCGTGTTCGCTTACATTCCAGATCTAGACCCAGAGATACCGATAGCCCGTACTCAAGGTTTACCTGATGAAGCTTATGTTGTGCATCGTCAGTCAGTGGACCAAGTCGCCCGTTTGAACAGTAACACGTTGGTGTACTCTGTGATCCTCTTAGCGACTACCGCTAGCTTTACCTTTAATGCTATTTACTTGCATGACAAACATGTGGCGAATTCCTGCGGTTTAATTGTGCATAAAAGCACTGAAACGAAGGAAGCTAACATGACCGCCACTAAATCGGTGGCACAAGAGTATAGCGGTGCTGCCGCCATCGCGAATATCCATATAGACCCAGCAACGTGGCAAATTGATTTTCATGCTCGGCTAACGGGAATGGATGATGACTTACATTTGGCAAATCGCGATCACTATGGGAACACGGCATTTATCACTGGTTGTTCTGTGGTCAAGCAAGCAGAGCCAAATACTTACACCGTGAATTCTGGGGTGGTTTATGTCTCTGGGTTGCGTGTGGCCTTGCCGCAAACGCAGGTGGTTGTGAGTGCCAAACCTTGTGGGTTGTATTTGGATGTTGTGCGTCACGGCAGTGCGCTATCTCGCTGGGAAAATACGGCCACTGTTCGCAGCTCAGAAAGTGAATTGAACGATTACATTGATGAGTATGGTCACAAGCATTATATCGCTAGGTTGGCTGGCATAGATACATCGGGCGCAGTGAGCGACTGGCGAGTATGGGAGGTTATTACTCAGCAACAAGCGGAAGCGGGCGAGAGTGAGCTACGCAGTTTGTGGAGTGCTAAGCGCGTGTTCCAAGCCGTTGCATCCTACATCAATAAGAACATTAACAGCGCCACGCAAAGCGTCGCAGGGTGGATGAGCGCGGCGGACAAGAAAAAGCTCGATGGTATTGAGGCCGAGGCGCAGGTCAATGTCGCTACTAACTTAGGGGCAACGGGCAACGCCAACACGCAAACCGTCACAAGCTCGACGGGAAGTAATGCGACTTTACCCGCCGCCACCACAAGTAAAGCTGGCGTAATGACTGCAGGTGATAAATCTAAACTCAATGGCATTCAAGCAGGGGCGCAGGTCAATGTCGCCACTAACTTAGGGGCTACGGGCAACGCCAACACGCAAACCGTCACAAGCTCGACGGGAAGTAATGCGACTTTACCCGCCGCCACCACAAGCAAAGCTGGCGTAATGACCGCAAGCGATAAATCTAAGCTTAATGGTATCGCCGTTGGCGCAACCAAGAACCAATCGGATGCGCATTTAAAAAACCGTGCTAATCATACCGGAACACAGGCGATTTCTAGCGTATCAGGGTTACAAACCGCACTGAATAACAAGGTCAATGTTGGTGATGCGGTATCTGGGACCGTTTACTCAGGTACTGCGAACAAAAATACCCAGTTTCCTGTAGGGGCATATCTTATAGCTTGGGTGGGGTCAACTTACTACCGTCAGGGCTATGTAAACCGTCATACTACGCTGTACGTGGTTTCTTCGAATAGCGGAGATCATGCTCGTTACGGGTCTTCCTTATACGGAAATTACAAAGGAGCATCTGTAGCAGGTACATGGGCGTTTCGTGGGTATGTATATGCGATGGCTAACGTGCAAACAGGACTATTCCAGAGGGTTTTGTAATGAGAATAACAGCAGCAAGAAACTTAAAATACGCATCACCTGATAAAACTGTGATTGAGTGCGAAGTTCAGTGTTTGGGTGAATTAGGTACGGACTGGCTTCCATTCGCAATGTCATCTTCTGATACTGAAAAGCATGGAGAAGAGGCTTTTCAACGCGCAATTAACGGCGAACTTGGCGAGATTTCAGATTATGTGGAACCTGTTATCACGCCAGAAGAAGCCGCCGCCATGTTCGCCGAATCCGAAAACTTATGGGTCGCACAAGAGATGGATTTCATCGATATGCAAATCCGATTTCATGAAGATTCAGATGCTCGCGCTACGTTGACCGAGGCAGATTGGCGAACTTATCGAAGAGCATTACGTGACTATGTCAAAGATGGCGTTGTAACAACCGATACAAGACCGAAAAGGCCAATAGACATTACGGCGACCAGTGAGGCAAGTATTTAATGTGGCAATTATCGCCATTAAGTTGGCCAAGTCGTTCGCAGGATATTCAAAGCCGCGCGCAATCGGTCACCGATAAAATCAGTACCACGACGAATGAGGCTGTTAGCCGGTTGATGAGCCTTGAAAGTGACGCCAATTACGGGCGTCATGCTTTAGGTACGGAAGCTGAGGCCTTGCTAGGTTTGCGCGCGGAACTTGAATCCTTGCTCGTTACTGGCACCGTGCTTTCTGCCACACCCTATCAGTTTCAAGTCGGTACCAAATTAGACTCTGGATGTTATCTCAACCCCCAAGCGGCAATAAAAGTACTGTCGAGTAAGCTTCGTGATCACGCTGACCAATATCGTCCTAATGGACATCTTTATTGTGTTGCCGTCATGTTGACCGCGTCGCAGTTAACCCAGTTCGCTAACCAATTGGTTGAGCTTGTTTCTGTGTTCCCGCTGCCTGATTGGTGTCAGGTAAGCAGACTGACTCAGTCACTGACTACCAATGAAAAAGATAAGCTTCACCAACCTGCTGCAATCGTTCAGCCACGCTTTAAACCGATGGCAAAACTTAATGTCAATCCATTGCATGAAGCTTTGCATTGGCAGGGTGCGCAAATTGCCATGCTCGAATCGTTAGCTGATGACGCAAACCATGTGATCGGGAAGTTGCAGGCACTGGCAGCAAAGAGAGCTACTAGGTTGGGTGATGTCAAAGCCCAGATAAATGCACTTAAAAACCTAAAAGGCAGTGTTTACGCTTTCTCTGTTACTGGTAATGCTGAAAGTATCGCAACGCAGATTAGCCAAGCAGGTGCGCCAAACAATCATCAATTCACCGTGGCGAGTCTATTGATTAGCCATGAACCCATGACCTTTTTTGAGGAGTTGCTATGTTAGCTCTCGATGGTGTGGCGGTTAACTTAGACTCGATGAAAGTTGAAATGTCGATGGAGTTAAAAGACCAAGACATGAGCGGTCAATCATCGGGTACCGATATGGCAGAGCAAGGCGATAAAGGTAAGAAACTGACCTTTAGTGGCCGTGTTCCTTTCACACGTGTAGAAACGCTCACCCAGTTGTATTCGCTTGCTTCGGACAAAGACGAAACCAATACAAGGCGAGTCTATCGAATTGGTAATGACATTGCGCGAGCACTGAAAATTCGTAATGTGAAATTCACAGGTCGGATAAATGCACGTGAACATGAAACGCTGCAAGCTTGGAATGTTTCTTTTGAGTTGCGAGAGCACAACAGCGTAGCAGAGCAGCGAGAGCAAAGAGCCAAACAGCAAAGTAAGCCTGAGCAACGAGAAAATACTCGACTTAAACAGGCATTGACCACGGCAGAGGAAGCGACGAAATGAAGTTAGAGAAACGCTTGTTCATCAGTGGCGAAGAAGTAAAACTGGTCAGTAACATGGTGAGCCTAAAGCTATCACTGGGTGGTGTCGCTATCTTCGAAATTGAAGCTAAAGAGCAACCAGAGCAGTTTGAGTCTGTACGTTTTGATATTGGGTATGAGAACAAAACCGCCTCGTGGTTTGAGGGCTATATCGACAAGGTTCAACCTGCAGCAAATGGCTATCATAAGATTACGGTTAAAGAACTGGCTGGCATTTTGTCCAAACGTTGGGCGGTTAGCCTAGAGCACCCAACCGCAGAGCAGGTGATCGGCGTTCTTTCAGATTTAACAGGGCTTGAGTTCAATCTACCTGATTCCGAATACATCAAAACCACGATTCCAAACTTTGTTTGCCAAGGAACGGGCTATCAATGTTTAGAGCAAGTCGCCAAGGCGTTTTCTATTCCTGATAGTGTTTGGTTCCAACATACTGATCAGGTGGTTTACTTCGGTTCATATCAAGATAGTCATTTCAACAACAAACCGATGCCATTGCCTGAAGAGTTTACTAGTCGCCAAAGTGGTAACAGTGTCACCTTTGTGCCGTTTCCAATGCTTAGGCCGGGCAGAGTGATGAACGATAAGCGCGTCAATCGCATTGATTTGATTCAAGACGAAATGACCGCTTATTGGAAAACGGAACAATCAGAGGTGCCACCTAAAAAGCGTGAAACACTACAGCATTTTCCTGAGTTGGCGGCAGGTTTCCATTTGCCAAAATTTGGGCGGGTGGAAGCGCTGAGAGATACCGCTACCGCAGGACAACTGGCGGACCCTTTTCGTCCAAGGTTGTCGGTAGACGTTCAAATCCTCGATGAGGATTTACAGCCAGACAGTAATGTACCGGTTTATCGTTCAATTCCATTACCTGTTCACATGAGCGGGCATGAATCTGGATTGGTTGCTTATCCATTAGAAGGGACGTTGGTTGAGATTGCTTTTGCTTATGGCCGAAATGATAAGCCAATTATTCGCGGTGTGTATGGTCGTGAATATTCACTGCCTTCGATAGAGCCAGGGGAACAACTGCAACAGCAACGTGAAGAGGTAAGCAACCGCATTGATGCAGCAGGAAATACCACCCAGCAAACCGACCAAACACAAAAGCAAAGAGCGTTCGAAAAGCTAGACCAAGCAGAACGCTATCGTGGTGAATTTGGTCAACACCATATTATGGTTGATGAGCACAGCATTGAAGAGGTGGTCGGCAAAAAGCTTATTGAAGCACTCGGCGCGATTAACCTAATTGCCGGTGATGATATTGTGCTAGGTAGTTTAGGTAACATACAAACGGCGACCGCCGGTGATTTGGTCACGGTGATCGGTCGGCTGAGAAACACTGTTATTGCTCAAGACGAAAAACTCAAGGTGATGGGCCAACGATTAGAAACCATAGAGAAAGACTGGCAGGCTAGTGCTAAGAATATGCGCTTCACCGCGGACCTAATAACCATGAACGGCGGCAAAGGCGTCGTGCAGGGCGATTGCATCTGTGCATTCACTGGTTTGCCGCATTCTGATTTATCTAGCACCGTCAAGGCAGGAAAATAATGGCACTTAGTAAATCTTCATTAAAAAATAGAATCTTGTCAGAGCTACAATCACAAGGGTTTGTAACATCTGGAGCTCACGCCAAATCAGATGAACTTGCCACCGCTATCGCCAATGCTGTCGTTGATGAGATAAAAGCCAACGCTAAAGCTACTATCGAAAGCGGCAGTTCTGCCGGAAGTTGGCCGATACAATAA